GCAAGAGAGTAAAAGCACAAGGCAATATGAGTTAAACTGGAACAATGGTTGCAAGTAACTTAAGTGGTAATAACACTGGTGATAAAACAATCACATTAAGCAACGACGCAAGCGGTGTTTCGACAAACACAGCAGGCGCTACTGCGCTATCAGTTACACTTGCTAACACAGCCGTAACCCCTGCAGCATACACTAACGCTAACATTACAGTGGACTCCAAAGGTCGTATTACAGCAGCATCCAATGGAACTAACGGCACTGTAACAACATTAAGTATTGCAACTGCAAACGGAGTTAGTGGTTCAGTAGCAACAGCATCCACAACACCAGTGGTAACGCTTACTTTAGGTGCTATTACTCCAACAAGCGTTACAACCACAAGTGTTAAAACAGCCGCCGCAACAGCAATGAGTATTGCACAAGACGCAACTCAGTTGATTGGTTGGGATACAAACGGTTACGTAACTGTTGGAACAAGTGGTGGTAGAGTTGGTTTATATGGTGTAACTCCAGTGGTTAAAGCCGCAGCAATTGCAGCCCCAACAGACTTAGCAACTTGCATTACTGCTATTAACGCAATTAGAGTTGCATTACAAAACTTAGGTATTACAGCTTAATAGGAGCATTATGGCAACCACAACAGTTAGAAAACTATTAGTTGGTGCACTTCGTTTAATAAACGTTGTGCAGGCCAATGAAACTCCTACTGCAGATGACATGGACATTACCTTAGAAGCGTTAGAAGGTATGATTGATAGTTGGTCAAATGACTCACTAATGATTTTCACATACAGCCCTTACACGTTTCAAACAGTAGCAGGACAACAAGACTATACTTTAGGTGCTGGTGGTGATTGGGACGTAGAACGCCCAATGAACATCCAACAAGCAAAGTGGCATTACGAAGCAGCAGGCGTTCAACCAGTTGATATGCCAATATATGTTGCTAATGATGCACAGTGGGCATCTATTGCAGTAAAGAGTTTGAGCACATCGATTCCAACAGTTCTATATGATAACGGAAATTATCCGCTAAGAACAATTTCGTTATGGCCCATTCCAAGTCCTGCACAGCCGATTATACTGTGGTTAATGCAACCACTTATGAATTTCAGTAACTTAGATGAAGAAGTATCCTTTCCCCCAGGTTACATTCGTGCATTTAGATATTGTTTAGCAGTAGAGATTGCTCCTGAATTTGGCAAGCAAGTTCCACAAGAAGTAGTTGCAATTGCTGGTAAAGCAAAGTCAGAACTTAAATCACTCAATACAATAACACAATACCAGAGTTTCGACCAAGGTGCTAAAGGCGCTGGCGGGCAGGATTTTAACTGGATTAGTGGTAACTTTTTCCCAATGCATTAAGCATATCATAGGAGCATAATATGGCACTCACAGGACCAAACGTAAATATTTCAACAGTAATTCAAGCCGTAGGTGGTGGAGATTCCGGGGCTATCATGACTGGCGACATAATTATGTCTTCAGGTAATAATATCAAAAGTGATTTTAGTAACGCTACACCAGCAAGCAGAACATATTTTCAAACTACAACTGAAAACAGTAATACCTTTGTTGGTTTTAAGCCTGCTGGAACAGCCACTACAACAGGCATTTCAGTAGAAAATAACAGCACTACCGGTAATAACGCTATCGGCGTATTAGCAGTATCCGCAACAAGTGTTTCAGTACAATCAACTGTGCGTGGAACAGGAACTTTATTGCCCCTTAATGTGCTTATGGCAACAACTAAGGCTATTGGCGTAGACACATCAGCTAACGTAACAGTGGGTGTTGCAAGCCTTGCAACAACTGCAACCAACGGATTCCCTTATATCCCAACATGTGCAGGTATCCCAACAGGTGTGCCAACTGCTATTACTGGTTATGCCCCAATGGTTATCGATAGAACAAATAACAAAATGTACTTCTACAGTGGTGGTGCATGGAACGCATTGAACTAAGGATAATATGGCTGAAGATAAGAAACGTTTCCCAGGGTTTATAGGCCCAGCAAATAAAGGACGCAGTGAGCGTTTCGACTGCCAACGAACTGTAAACATGTACTTAGAAATTGATCCTTTGGGGTCAGGTAAAGGACAAGAGCCAGCAGTATTAATTGGTACACCAGGACTAAAGTTTCAACAAAGCATTGGTAACGGACCTATTAGAGCAACTTACACCCAAAGTAACCTTGTTGTAGCATGGGTTGTAAGTGGTAACCAAGTTTACAAAATCACTGGTGCAAATGCTATCCCTGAACTAATAACAGGCACAATGCAAACGTCTACTGGCCCTGTGCAAGTAAGCGACAACGGCACACAGATTATCTTTGTTGATGGACAATATGGTTACTACATTGATACAAGTGCAATCACACTCGAGTTAACACAAATTGCTGACGCTAACTTCCACGCAACTGACACAGTAACATTTCAGGATGGATACTTTATTTGCGTAGACAAAGGCACTGATGGACTTGGCACTGGCAACTTCTTTATCAGTGACCTATACTCCATAGATTTTCTACCACTCAACCAAGCAAATGCAAGCGCACAAAGTGACATCCTTGTTGCTGCAATGAGTAACAACGGTCAGCTATACTTGCTGGGTGCTAAGTCAACTGAGATTTGGTTTAATGCTGGTACAAGTGGCAGCACACCGTTTCAACGACAAACAGCACGTATAAGTCAAGTAGGTTGCGCTGCTCCAAATAGTATTGCAACAGTCGGCGAAACTATATTTTGGTTAGGCAGTAACAGCCAAGGTGGTGGTATTGTTTACAGTTTAGATAACGCAATGCCAACACGCATTAGTAACCACTCAATAGAATACGCAATCCAAAAGATTGATGACTTAAGTGGTGCAACTGCTTACAGTTATCAACAAGAGGGTCACTACTTCTATTGCTTACATATCCCAGGTCAAACAACAACATGGGTTTATGACGTTAGTTGCGCTCAATGGCACGAACGCCAGAGTCAAGTAAATGGTAACATAGGACGCCACTTTGGTAATACGCATTGCGTACTTAACGGACTTCACGTTGTTGGTGATTATCGCAACGGAAACATTTATGTCTATGACTTAGATACTTACACAGACAACGGTGCTATTGTGCCACGCATTAGACAAAGCCCGCACGTAAGTGAAAGTCTTAATAGAATATTTTATTCACTGTTAGAAGTAGATATGCAATTTGGTGTTGGACTACCTGACGTAAATGGTAATGCAGGTGTAACACCAAGAGTTACTGTAGAGATATCCAATGACGGTGGACAAACATTTGGCAACCCTATTTCAGCACAGATGGGCAAAATAGGAAACTATAAAGCACGCGCACGCTGGCAGCGTTTAGGCTCAAGCAGAGACCGTGTATTTAGAGTTACTGTAAGTGAGCCAGTAAGGTGCACAATGTTAAGTGCTTATTTGGATTTCAACTTAGGCACTGCATAATGCAGGAAGTATATGATTTAATAGTTAGGGCGTTAAAACCCCGAATCAGTTCAATAAGTTTAGGAACAGTTCAAGCCACTTTTGCGTCATGGGAACTAATACCGCTTACAAGAGGTAATGTGTTAGTTGGAGTAGCATTAAGAAGAGAAACAGAACTGCATATTATTATAGATCCACAGTTTCAGAACACAATATGCTTTCTGAAACAGAGTAAGCAAATCGTCAACGAAACTATTGCTAAATATGGGTATGCTGATACAAAGGTGTCACAAGAACATATTTTAGGCCATAGACTTGCAAAGGTATTAGGGTTTAAAGAAACTGGTAGTGACGATGCTACAGTTCACTATAGAAAAGAGGAATAAGCAATGAAAATCTACATGACACGCGCTCAGACTAAGGCAATGCTAACAATGGACGGTTGCTACGTTGGTGACCCTACAGGTGGAGCAGCATACGGCGAGCGCAATGACCCTGTAACAGCAATAGTGGGCGGTAGCTTACTTACTGGAGCAATGGGTGCCAGTGCAGCACGTAGTGGAGCAAGTGCACAGGCAGATGCTGCTACGAATGCAGCCAATGCACAATTGCAAGCAACACGCGAAAGCAATGCTATGCAACAGAAAATGTATGACGAAAACGTTGTACGTCAGCAACCATACTTGCAAGCAGGTAATACAGCACTAAGTCAATTACAAGGCGGACTTGCACCAGGTGGCCAATTCACACAAAACTTTGCTCCAAGCGATTTAGCAATGGACCCGAGTTACAAGTGGAGATTAGAACAAGGCACCCAAAACTTAAATGCAAGTGCAGCAGCACGTGGATTGTTAGGTTCAGGACAGAACTTAAAGGATATCACTGACTACGCACAAGGTGCAGCAAGTCAAGAATATGGAAATGCTTACAACCGTTACAGAACAAACCGCGAAGACCTTTACAGCAAGTTAAGTGGCTTAACCCAGATGGGACAGAATACAGCCACTGGAGTTGGAACTCAAGGTATGAACATGGCTGGTCAAATGGCCCAAAATACTATGACAGGTGCACAAAATTCAAGTAACTACTTAACAAGCGGTGCAGCCGCACAAGCAGCAGGACAAATGGGTGCAGCAAATGCTTTAGCAAGTGGTATTGGTGGTGCTGGTAACACTTGGATGGCTGGTCAGTATATGAATAAGTTTACTGGTGCTGGAGCAGGAGCCCCTGCAGCCGCAAGTTCATACGCACCAATGGTGGTCCCAGAAATGGCTCCAGTAAATTACGCACTATAATTAGGAACAGAATATATGGCATTGGATCCAAGCATTGGTTTAGGCTTTAAGCCAACAACACCTTTTGACCCAATGGGTGCAGCCAAACAAGGCATGCAGTTAGCCCAGATGGGGCAACAAATCGAAGAAAGCAAACAGAACATTGCTGCAAGTAAAGCAAGTCAAGCCCACACAGAAGCACAAACACCCGGCGCGGCTGCTGACAGCGAGCAAAAACAACGTGGATTACGCTATATTAATTGGGAACAAGCTAACAAGCATAAGTTTGTTAAGCCCGATGGTACTATAGACACAAATGCGTATGTTAACCACGCTGCTAACGAAGGCTTTGGAGATTTTGCTGCTAAAGTTGCTACAAGCGATTTAACCCGCACTGCTGATCAAATTAAGAATTCCACAAGTCAGATAGATCAAGGCGTTAAAGTACAAGAGTTCAACGAAAAGACTGCCGCTCACGCTGCTACGTTAATTTCTGCTGCACCTGAAAAGGATCGCCCAGCATTGCTACGTAAAATTATGGACGCTACTGAGGTAATTATGCCAGGAAGCGGCAAGTATGTATTTGGCTTATTTGGCTCACAAGACGACCAAGGTAAAGTTGGTGTTGATAATGGAAGGTTAGATGCTGTAAGAACAGCAACAATGACTCCACAACAGCAAGAAAATCTTAAGATGCAAAAAGACCAGCAAGCAAAGGCTTTTGAACTTACTATGCAATCACCAGATGCATACGCAACAACTGGCCCACAAGTGAACGCTGCTTATACAGCATTGCGTGCTGCAGGCATTGGTGAAGACAAAGTCCCAAATGGGTTATCAATGAACGACCTTGCAAGAATGGGATATGAAGATATTATTAAAGGATCAGTAACTGCTGGTAGTGTTTCAACTCAATCAAGACAAGAATATCTTAATAAGTTTACTGAAGCACAGAAAGACATTGCTAACATTAAAACTGCCTTAAAAGTTGTAGAAACAGCAGACACAGATGTGTTGGGCACAAAGCCAGGACAAATTGGTAGTGCTAAATGGAACCTGTGGGTAAAACAAAATCCGCAGTTCAGTGGATTAGAAACAGCAGTTGCAAGACACAATGCTGCTTATCCAAATGACCCAATTGATCCAGGTACAATGAGCTTAGGTCAAATACAAGCAAAGTTGCAGCAAACACTTATCAATCGTACTAACGACAGTGATATATACTACAAAGCATCAAAAACACAACAACTACCAAAAGGTGACCCAGCAGGCGCAGTTCCGTCGAAAGAGTTGCCAAAAGGTGTTCCAGCGGCAGGACCCGCAGGCACTAACAAGCCAAGCGGACAAACTGTTACAATGCAGCATGTGAAAAAGTACGCAGCAGATAAGGGTATACCTGAGACAGAAGTATTAAAAATGATGGACGCAAAAGGTATTAAGGTTACACAATAATGAGCAACCCACTCGACGAACTGTTAGGGGCAGACACTCGCCCTAAAACAGGTAAACATGGCACGCCCACAAGACTATTAGATAATCTCGAAATGGTTGAGTCAGGTGGTAATAACCCACGTGCTGTAAATAAAGAAAGTGGGGCAACTGGTTCATATCAGTTTATGCCAAATACTGTTAAAATGCTACAAGCAAAGGGTATTAAGTTTGACCCAACAAGTCAATCCGAATCCCGCGATGCTGCCGATCAGTATATTCAGATGCTTGCAAAGCAGCACGGTGGCGACTATAGAAAAGCAATGGCAGCATACGGCGGATTTATTAAACAAGATCCTACTGCTTATGTTGGCAAAGTAATGGCTAATGTGGAAGAGCCAAATCCGTTAGAAGCAGCATTAGGCCCATACAGTGGTGCTGGTCGTGGAGGCCAAGGCGGACCAACTGCGGCCCAAAATGCAGAAAGAGTTTATGCACCAGCAGTAAAACAAAGCAAGTCTGTACAAGGAGAAAGTATCCAAAGCAAGGGGTTTGCCGGCACTGGTACTTTACTAAAAGAGATTGGCAGATCTGTCACTTCAAACTTAGTTGACTATCCTGCTGCAGGTGTTTATTCTGTAGTTAATGACACTCCATACAAAGAAAGTTTAGCAAGAGTACGTGAAATTAATAAAGCAGACGCTGCGGCACACCCAACTGCGGCGTTAGTGGGTGGCTTAACAGGCGACATTATTCAAGGCACTGGACTTGCTGGCGTAAAAGCACTGGGAGCAGGCACTAAGCTTGGCCAAGCAGTATTGGGTTCGAGTAGTTCTGCTGTAAGTACACTTGCTGGAAGTGAAGAAGCCAATTTAACAGATGCTGGAAAAGCAGCATTATTAACTGGTGGTATTCACGCTGCCAGTGCATTGGCCAAAGCAGGTGGAGACAAGGTTGTTAATAGATATGTTAATAAAGAAGTTGCTAAAATTAATAAAGCCACTACCGAAAAGATTGACAAATTTAATAAGAGTATTCCTGCAACAACTGCTGAAATTAACGCACAGAAAGCCGCTGCGAAAGCCGAAGCAGATGCTGCAAATAAAGCAGCACAACGACAGTGGGTTGAAAGTATTCCTGAATCAGGTGCTGTCCCGCCGCGCCCACAAATGGTGCAACCAAAGCCTACACGCGATATACCTGAAGCAATAAATCCAAAAGATGTGCATTATGTTACACCCGAAGATTATCGTCTTGCTAAGTCTATGGGAATGCCAAGCCCGTCTATTAAGAATATCAATGATCCCACTCAAAGTGCTACAAAAGCAGCGTGGGAGGGTGTAAAGGATACTACCAAAGATATTGCAAAAACAACTTTAACACAAGGTATTCCTGCTTCAATTGGTGCCGGTGCAGTGTATGCAATGACTAACGACGACGCAAGCTGGTCGCCACTTGAAAGAGCAATGGCAGTCGGTGGTGCGGCTGTGGGAGGATGGAAAACCGCAGCAGGTGGTCGAGCCGCAACAGAGTTTGCTTTACGTCACCCACAGCAAGTTGATAGATTTGGTAAAGCAATTATTCAGTCAACTGGTAAGGTGTTTGGCGAAAATGCTGTGCCAGATAATCGCTCAAAGATACAAAGAACAATAGACGATTATGATGAGAGGCAAGCAGCAAGGCGCAATCCACCACAGCAACAGACACAGCAACAAGCACAATCAGTGGAAGTGAATCCTTTAGATGAATTACTTAAGGATTAATCTTCAATGTTTAATATAACGAAATAATACCACAACAGCCAAAAAATAACAAGCCCAATAATGATATGCATATTAACGGCACGTGCTCCAAATAGCACCAATAATGAATGCAATTAAAAAAATGTGTAACATAGTAAACTCCTTAGTGTATGTACTAATTATACACTAACTAAAACAAAGAACAAGAGGTAAAACATGATTCAAGACTTTTTATTAGCCCCAATTTGGAACGGTACACAGTTCTTTGATGCAGCAGGTAATCCACTTGCTGGAGGAAAGATTGGCACATTTATTGCTGGTTCAATGACTGCACAAGCAGCAACATACACTGACTCAACTGGTAGCGTAGCAAACCTTAACCCTATTGTATTAGACAGTAGTGGGCGCATCCCGGGCGAAATTTGGGTAGCATTAAACTCTGATTATCAGTTTGTACTATTTAAGCCAGATGGCGAAACTGTTATTATGGCATGTGACAACGTTGGTGTACACGATCCATATCCAGATCAATTAGGTCACGCTGGTGAATACTTGCAAACAGATGGAACAGACGTGCAATGGGCATCTGTTACACCAGGCGGATCTGCTCCACAGGAGTTCATGGCAGTATTAACAACATATCCTGAAGGAAACTATTTCTATGCAGATGGTGGATTCAACGATTTGTGGACTACAACTGTATATCAAGAATCAACTGAATGCACAGTAAACGACTTTGCTGGAACACAACCAATAGTGTTTACACTATCAACGCCAGGCATGTACAAAGTTACTGTTACAGGAAAAATACAACCCGTTGGTTATCCGTATGCACCTCTTACAGACTATTCGCTGATTTACGGTAGTAAAGTAAATGGTGCAGTCCCTGAGTTTGATTTTAGCACCCACCCAGTAAGTTCATCTTCTATGTATTCGTGGTCAAGCTCAAGTGTGTTTAATCAGGCAGAATTTACTGATGTATTTTATGTCCCGAATTATAACAGTGGAGCAGAGTTTTCTGTTGCTATGTATGCACAGTGCTATGATTACTATTCTTTTTCGTATTACTGCACATGCTATGTGTCAGCAGTAAGAACAAGCGGCTCTGTGTGGCCGCAGGCAGGTGCATTTCCTGAAGGTGCTTTTGTGTACGACTCCTTTTCAGGCGTAAATGGAACACCTATTGTTTCACATACAGGCGAATCAGGTGTAACATGGACTGAAGGATCGGGTGAAACCCACATGATTGCTAATGGAATGTTAATGGGTATTCAGCGCACTGGATCCGACACACGACTTATCCCAAGTGCAGGTGTTACAGGGGACTGGTTCTTTGAAACAGAGATTTATATTAACAATGTAAGCGATACTGATTACATTACAGTATATCAAAACTCAGATCAAGCATTCTTGTTTGACATATATGCTGGAGCAAATGGCATTAGTTTCGGTAACGAGTCGTGGGTAACACCGTCATTTTCAGCTGGTAACTCTTATGTTATTAGATTCGACTTTATTGGAACAAATGTTGAATTGTTTATTGACGGGGTTTCACAGGGTGTTGATAGTAACAGTTTTACACCAACAGGTATTATATCTTTCGATGTGTGGAACTCGTTCCCAATTGCAGTAGGAGATCCGGTTATTGATTCACCGAACGTGGATCAGCAGTACAACCCAAATACTTCACTTTATATGAAGTACGTGCAGATGTCACCAATATTGGCATAAAATGAACAAGCCTACATTAGCAGTAGTTACACACACAAATCCACACGTTAATAGAGATATTAAAAGATGTGTGGATTCTGTTGCAGCAGCACTACCAGATGGAGCAAAACATTTCATAGTAGATTGTTTCAGCAAAGATGATCTACCACAGGCGCGTGTTGATGCAATGTCTTTAGGCGACTTTGTATGTTTTGTAGATGATGACGATTATATAACACCTGAAAGTTTAAAGATGTGCTACAACACATTGCTAATGTCTACTTATGGTGTTGTATTCACACAAGAAGCAAGAGTAACAGATAACCGAGAAGTAATAAGCGATACTGCGAAAACTTACGAAGACGTGCTAAAAGGCCCACGTATTATGCACCACATGTCTATGATTAGGACAAGTGCAATTACAGCCCGTGGCATGGAACTTGCTAAACAGGCTTTTGTTGGAGTTGAGTGGGTACTAAAAGTAGATGCTGGGTTTAACAAAGGGATTGTGCATATCCCAGTGGTAGGGTATTACTGGTGTCAACATGCACAACAAGGTCATAGAAACACAGCATACAATATCTACGAACAGCAAGCAAAAATTAAAGAAGAAATGCGAACATGGGTGCGCCCCGCAGGCAAAATTGCTATAATGAAACTTTGCTAAATATACAAAAGGAATTTACATGACTCAAGTAGCACTAAGCCCCGTATTTAACGATACACAATTCTGCGATAACAGCGGCCTGCCACTTGCTGGTGGTAAAGTTTTCACTTACGAAGCAGGTAGCTTTACTGTTGAACAAGCAACATTCACAAGCATTGCTGGAAACGTTGCTAATACAAACCCTATAGTGTTGGACTCAGCAGGACGCATGCCTACTGCTATGTGGTTAATATCAGGTAGTGCGTATAACATTGTGCTAACTCAAGCAGATGGCACCACAGTTCTTGTTACACACGAAGATATTCGCGGAAGCATGCCAGTCCCAACAGGTGTTGGCTTAGGCACTGTTATATGGAATATTGCAGACCTTGTCCCTGAATATGTTAGTTCTACGCAGTTTTTGTTAGTAGGAGATTACACTGAACAGTTTGCAGTAGGTAATCGTGTAAGGTGGCAATTTAATAACTTAAGTTACGCCTATGGAACAGTTACCAACGTAATCTATGCAGACCCATCCACCCAGGTTACAGTAGAACTTGACTCAACAGGACTTAACACAGATATTATCAATGTTGCATGGAGCGCATTAGTTAGCACTAACGCAACAGTAGACGCAGCAGGTGTAAGTTTCAGTGAAGTAATTACATACGTTGGCAATAACGTTGGAACAGAGTTAATTAGACTTGCTGCACTTATTGAAAGCAATGCAACAGTGTGGGGCACGACAAACGGGTCTCCAGCCTTTGTTTTAACACCATCTGTAGAAACAACACTATACGTAGGCGGCAAGTGGTCAGTAAGATTTACTGCAAGTTCGTTGGATCAAGAATGCACGCTCAATATTAGCAATCGCGGGGCATATCCTATTAAGCAATACACACCAAGTGGCACTTTTGTTGATGCACAAATATCAGCAGGCATGATAAGCGATGTTGCGTGGGACGACCCTGCACAAGTTTTCGTGCTACTTAACCCACTACCAAGTGTGCCTACTGGTACAATTGCGTTTTATGGCGCAGAAACTGCCCCAAGCGGTTGGTTAGTATGCGACGGAAGCGATGTTAGCGAAGCTACATACGCTTCGCTATTTGCAGTAATAGGTTATACATTTGGCGCTGGAGAAGGCAGTTTTGCACTGCCAAATTTACTTGGACAGTTTGTACGTGGATATGATTCAACAGGATTAGTAGATCCAGGGCGCGTATTTGGAAGTTTACAAGAAGGACAAATGGAAAGTCACAATCACAGAATGTGGTGGACGTATTATGACGGTGGTGGTGGACGCGGATTAATTGATCCAGTTAACCCAAGTAATATTACAACAGAAGGTCAAAGCACTTCAGGACAAACTGGCTGGGGCGTAGACTTTGCAGGTACTGGTACAGAAACTCGCCCAACTAACGTAGCATTGCTACCATGCATTAAATACTAATGGCAACAACTCCACGCACCCAAATACCGCTTAAGTTAGAGTTTCTTGGAAGAGATAACAAGCTAACACAGCCATGGGCGTTTTACTTTGATACGCTTAACAGTTCACTTCCCCCACAGGGCAGTGGGTACGTGGTTGACGGTACTGCAGGCACAACTGGACCAACCACAATTTATCAAGGCCCTGCAAGTGGACGTGGCAGCAACCCGAGTGTTAATAGCATTTATATTGCTGATGATACAGGGGTTATCTACACTGTAGAAGCAGGTGCGTGGCAGGAACAAAGTGGTGCACTCACTGGCGATGTTACTAAACCCGCTCACAGCCACATAACAACCCTTGTTAATGTCAATCCAAACATAGGTACATTCGGGGACGGCAGTAATATTCCAGTGATAACTGTCAATGCGAAAGGATTGATCACTGGCGTCACTTCGGTCCCTGTTATTGCGCCCCCTATTATTGTCCCAGGTAAGTTTGGCGATACAATATTTAAAGCCAACACATCAACCGGCTTTGAAACTTTTGAACACTTAACAAAAGACACATTTACAGTTACATACACATTTGAGTTTCACTACGCAGATGCTACTCCAACATACCTATTTGATATGCCAACTAACCGCAGAGTTATTCGTGCTACTATAAATATTGAAACAGAATTCGACGATGTTGCAGCAGCACTTAGTTTAGGTTCGTTATTACAACCAGAGAGTATTTTGGATGCAGCGTCAGTTGCACCCACAATGGTTGGGGCTTTTGAAGATATGCCAAACACCCAGTATGGCGTAACAACAGAAGTTTACTTGTTTATTAATCCAGGAACTGCCACACAAGGAAGTGGGTTCGTTTCAATCACACTTTCATCATAAAGGAAAATCATCATGAGCGCATGGTCAAAACTAACAGGCACCCAAGTTGGCAAGTTTATTCTTGGACTAACTGGTGTTACATTAAAAAATAACGCAGGCGATTTAGAAGTTCGCAATAACGCTGATACTGCTTTTGCATCAGTAACAGTTGACGAAGTAACAGTGTTTAATAACACTGCTGGCTTCGGTAACACAATTAAGACGCAAGCAACTCAAGCAGCAAACTATACATATGAATTACCACTTACAGATGGTACTTCAGGACAAGTGCTTGGAACAGACGGATCGGGCGTATTAGATTGGGTAAGTGCAGCAAGCACAACAAGTTCGTGGAAAGTTGACTCCACTACTGTTGCTTTTGGCTCAGGTAGTACAGTTTCTATGTTTACACTTCCTGCTAATGCAGTTATCGAAAGTGTTGTTGTTATTGTTGACACAGCATTTGACGGCACAGCAAACCTTTCAGTAGGTATTAGTGGTAACGCGTCGAAATACTTCGGTTCAGGTGATGCATTGCTACAAACTGCTGATAGATACGAAGTGCCAAACCAATTGGATGCTGTAGGTACTACTGAAGCATTAGAAGTTGCTTACTCCGCTGGTGGTGCTACAGTTGGCTCCGCTCGCGTTCTTGTAAGCTACGCAGTGCCAGCATAATATTTGCTAAATAAGTAGTGGGGACAAGCGCCCCACTGACGCTTACGCAAGTAAGTGACCTTTAACAAAGGACTATATGGCAAATTTCATGAGTATAAAAGGGACCACCCAACGTGAGTTCCAAATAGGTGTTGGACACAATAAGTTTCCGTTTACATTAGATGCTAACGGGCTCACTTCAGCACGCACATGGGTTCTTCCAAATAGTAACGGTAGTTTAGGGGATGTATTAACAACAGACGGAGCAGGCGCGCTATCGTGGGCTGCTCCAGGTGCTGTAACAATTTCAGGCGTTATTATTGGAGATACGGATTGTGGTCTCCTTAGTGAAATTGTTACAGCCAATGTTGATTTTGGTTCAGCAAGTAACGTGCCATATAGCACAATGAATTTAGGAGCAGCATAATGTCGTCACAGTTGCAATTAAGACGCGGTAACACAGCCGCAGTGGCCGCAGTAACAGGCGCTGCTGGAGAGTTAATAGTAGATACAACCCTTTGGAACTTACACTTACAAGATGGTGTAACGGCTGGTGGTATTGTTATTGGGGCAGGCGCAGGCACTGTCACTTCAGTAGGTGGCACTGGCACTGTAAGTGGCCTTACACTAACAGGAACAGTCACAACAAGCGGTAACTTAACATTAGGTGGAACACTTAGCTTAACAAGCGGGGATGTTACAAGTGGCTTAGGCTTTACCCCGTACGATGCTACTAACCCAGCTGGTTATACTACTAATACTGGAACAGTAACTTCGGTTGCAGTAGCAGGCACTGCCGGTAATATTACGTCAAGTGGTGGACCAATTACAACATCCGGCACAGTCACATTAGACTTAATTGATACAGCAGTAACACCTGGTTCGTACACTAATGCAAACGTAACAGTTGATTCAAAAGGTAGACTTACAAGCGTTTCAAATGGATCTGCAGGCGGCGTAACTTCTGTTTCAGGCACAGCACCTGTGGTGTCAAGTGGTGGTGCAACACCTGCAATAAGCATGGCAGCAGCCACAACAGCAGTTGATGGATACTTAACTTCAACTGATTGGAACACATTTAATAGCAAGGGAACTGGAACAGTTACTGACGTTTCAGTTGTAACAGCAAATGGCGTAAGTGGTAGCGTTGCTACTTCAACTACAACACCTGCAATTACATTGACACTGGGTGCAATTACTCCAAGCAGCGTTGCATCAACAGGAACAGTCACTGGTACTAACCTAAGTGGAACTAACACCGGTGATCAAACAATCACATTAACAGGTGACGTAACTGGTACAGGCACTGGAAGTTTTGCAACAACACTTGCTAACACAGCAGTAACACCTGGATCTTATACAAGTGCTAATATTACAGTTGACTCAAAAGGTCGTATTACATCCGCAGCGAATGGAAGTGGTGGTTCAAGTCCACTAACAACCAAAGGCGATCTATACACCTATTCAACTGTTGATGCACGATTACCAGTTGGCACAGACACTTATGTCTTAACAGCTGATAGCACACAAGCGACAGGTATTAAATGGGCAGCACCGAGTGGCGGTGGTGGCACTTCATATGCATTGCAGCCAGTTAGGGTTGCTACTACTGCTAATATTACGTTAAGTGGTACGCAAACTATCGACGGTGTTGCAGTAGTTGCAGCAGATAGGGTTTTGGTTAAGAATCAAACAACAGCGTCACAGAACGGCATTTACTTGTGTGCAGCAGGTGCATGGACAAGAACAACAGACTTCGATACTGGTGCCCCAACATTATTAGGCGGGGTGATTGTGCCTGTTATTGCTGGTACATTACAAGTTTCTACACAGTGGCAATGTTCCAACACAACTGCTATTACAGTTGGAACAACTTCTGTTACTTTTGTTAGAAGTTCGACAGTAGGTTACATCAAGTTCGGAACTGAACCTACTACAAACCCCATCACAACAGGCACAAATAGCATTGCTATCGGTAATAGTGCAACAACTGGATCAAATAACACAGCCCTTGCTATTGGTAATAGTGCAACTGCAAACAACCTCGATAATATAGCAATAGGTAACGGTGCAAGCACTACGGGCCAACGATCAGTAGCAGTTGGTATTGGCGTTACAAACTCGAGTGGCGTGCGTGCAATTGTAATAGGACAATATTCGTCTGTAACGCAGGACTACGGTCTTGCGATCGGTAGCGGTGTGACTGTGTCGAATACATATTCAATAGGTATTGGAAACAGCACTGCTGTATCCGGTTCAAAGACTATCAACATTCGTGGGGCATCTGGTGGTGGTGGCACAGCGTCGGGGGCTTATTCGATCGGATTAGGGCCATCATCTACTGGAACATTAAGTAATTCTATTATACTTACAGCAGCAAATTTTGAAA